GTGTGTGAATATGTCGAAAAATATAACGCTAGTGAAAATGAAAAACCTATTGTCCCTAACTATGTCGCTCTTGGTTTTCAACAGATTGCAGAGGGGCTTTCACGTAAACCAAATTTTATCGGATATTCATACAGAGATGAAATGGTCATGGATGCCATTGAAAACTGTTTAAAAGCTATTCGCAACTATAATATCGAAGCAGCAACTAGATCAGGTAAACCAAATGCTTTTGCTTATTTCACTCAAATCTGTTATTATGCCTTTCTTCGGAGAATCGCCAAGGAAAAGAAACAGAAAGAAATCAAAGATGAATTGATTGATAACGGTTACGGTGCCGATTTATTTCAGTTAAATAATAACCAGGACGACTATTCTAAACAGATCACTATGGCTTATATTGAAGAAGTTAAGAATAAACTACGTGAGAATCAAGAAACGACAAATGAAGAATACGTGAAGCCAAAGCAGGAATTACCCAAAAGAAGGATTCGAAAAACTAATGATTCGGATTTAACGGAGTTTTTATGAAGAACTATAAACTAAAAGAATTTATTAAGGTGGTTGAAAGCGCAGACATTATCTACGGTGAGGTTTCACTTAACGCAGCAACTAAGATTCCTGCACGTGTTAAGAAGAAGTCCGTACTTGAACAGCTTAAATCAATCAAGAAAGAAACACTCTACATGACTTCTATTGGTTACTACGGTGACCTAAAAGAAGACAAAAAAGGAAGAAAGATTTTAAAGGTGCTATAATGACAGACGACATCTTTGACTTTGGATTTACTATCGTCGATGAACAGGAACTGGAGGTTGTACAGAAAACCGCCGAGAGCGCAGCAACAGCTGAAGCCACTGCATCATCGTACGAAGATAAAGTAAACAAGCTCTACAATGCCATACTACCTCTCCTATCTAACCTTAAGAAAAACCCTGAAAAGGATTATATCTATTGGCCTAATAGAACAGAGAAGGTCGAACAATTTGAAACAGTGATTGCCAATATTATTAAGTGAGTTGAATGAAAATTGCAATTTTGAACGATACCCACTGTGGTATCCGAAATAGTTCCGATATATTTTTAGATAATGCAGCAAAGTTTTATGGTGAGACATTTTTTCCATATCTTAAAGAACATGATATTAAACAGATTGTGCATCTAGGTGACTACTATGACAACAGAAAAGCAATCAATATTAAATGTCTCAACCATAATCGAAAGCATTTTCTCGAACCTCTCCGAGATCTCGGCATTAGAATGGATATTATTCCTGGTAATCATGACACTTATTTTAAAGATACCAATACTCCAAACTCTCTCAAGGAACTCCTCGGGTTCTTTATCAACGAAGTTGCGATTATTGAAAAGCCAACTGTCATCGAATACCAAACACTGAGACTTGCGCTTCTTCCTTGGATGACTAAAGATAATTGGGATGAGTCTATTAACTTTATCAAGAACTGTAAGGCTGATATCCTTGGAGGACACTTGGAACTGAATGGCTTTGAGATGATGCGTGGTATCAAGAACGATCACGGTATGGATGCCAGTATCTTCTCTAGGTTTGAATCCGTATTCTCAGGACACTACCACACTAAGAACAGTGGTGATAATATCCACTATCTGGGATCACAGATGGAGTTCTTCTGGTCGGACTGCAACGATAAAAAATATTTCCACATTTTAGATACAGAGACGCGTGAATTGACCGCCGTACAAAACCCACACACTTTGTTCAAAAAAGTAGTGTACAATGATACCAAATATGATTATAATAGAATACCAGATTTTTCAGGACACTTTGTCAAGGTAGTCGTTGTGAACAAAACAAAACCACAGATGTTTGAAGCCTTTATTGATAAGCTACAGGATCAGAACCTTCATGATCTAAAGATTGCTGAGAACTTTGATCACATGATTGGATACGATGAAAGCGCTGACGTGGCTGTGGATGACACACAGACGCTCCTGGATGATTATATTGAGGCATCTGAGACTAATCTGGATAAGTCACATCTTAAGACAAAGATGCGAGATCTTTATACTGAAGCACAGTCGATTGAAATTTTATGATCCAATTCAACGCCGTACGGTGGAAAAACTTCCTATCCACCGGTAACTCATTTACAGAGATTAAACTGGACTCTGTGTCTACGACACTTATCGTAGGCGGAAACGGGGCAGGGAAATCCACAATGCTGGATGCCCTGTCCTTTGGTCTGTTTGGTAAGCCATACCGTAATATCAACAAGCCACAGCTGATCAATAGTATTAATGGTAAGGATACCATGGTTGAAGTCGAGTTCACCGTCGGTCCTAACCAATACAAAGTCGTACGTGGTATAAAGCCTACCGTATTTGAGATTCATCGTAACGGTGAGACCTTTAACGAAACATCACATGCCCGTGAATTTCAAAAGATGCTTGAGCAGAACATCCTTAAGCTCAATCACAAGTCATTCCATCAGATTGTGGTATTAGGTTCATCCTCCTTTGTGCCCTTCATGCAACTGGCAGCGGCACAACGTCGTGAGGTTATCGAGGACCTATTGGATATCAACATCTTTTCCAAGATGAACGGTATTCTAAAAGAGAATATTAGTCTTATAAAAGATAAAATTGATGATAAGAACCACCAGGTCGACTTGGTACGCAGTAAGATTGAAATGCAGCGGAAGTACATCCGTGATATCAAGAACCTGAACGAGGAGAAGATTCGTGAGAAACAAACCGAAATCACGTCGCATGAGGATACAATTGGGTCGCTCAATGATCAAAATGAAAAAATACAAGAAACTCTCCAGACAACGTATGATCAGACAGAAGAACTTCTCAGAGTGGCTAATGAATCTACCGGAGTGGCCAGAGGAGAAGCAGCCGGACTAAAGAAGGAAATTTCAACCCTAGTTAAAGAGAGTAAGTTCTTCGATGAAAACGATATTTGTCCGACTTGCACGCAGCAGATTACTGAAGATATTAAACACGAGAAAAAAACGGAGATTGCACAGAAGGCCGAGGAAGTCCAGAGCTCGTATCAGAAGGTAAACAATGATATTAAGACTTATCAAGAACAGGTGGAAGAATTAACAGCACAAGCAGAAGAGCAACGTAAACTCAATTCAGAACTGAATGAGAACAACCTGAAGATTTCTTGGGCACATAAAACTATTGCTAAACTAGAGAAAGAGATCACTCAAGTATCAGATACCAAAACCAATATCGTTGAAGCGTCTAATGAGCTGGATGAGTTTATTGATCAGAAAGATTCTATGATCACTGAGAAAATGGAACTAGATCAGGAACATGACTACTCTAGGGCGATGATGGAGATGCTGAAAGACACCGGCATCAAGACCAAGATCATTCGTCAGTACCTGCCAGTCATGAACAAGTACATCAATAACTATCTACAGACTTTAGACTTCTTTGTACACTTTGAACTGGATGAAGCCTTTAACGAAACCATCAGGTCACGACATCGTGATAGCTTCTCCTATGATTCCTTCAGTGAAGGTGAGAAGCAGCGGATCGATTTGGCTCTGCTGTTTACCTGGCGTCAGATTGCACGTATGAAGAACAGTGTGGCTACCAACCTTTTGGTATTGGATGAAACGTTTGACTCTAGTCTGGATAATGATGGCATTGAGAACCTGTTTAAGATCATCTATTCTCTTGGTGAGTCAGCCAATGTCTTTGTTATCTCACATAAGGGTGAAATCCTAGATAACAGGTTCAAGCACAAGATAGAGTTCTATAAAGACAAGAACTTTAGTAAAATTAAATAATTTAGGGGGTTTACATACCCCCTTTTTCGTTGTACAATACTATTTTTAACATAAGGAGACTATTATGTCTAAAGATTGGGTAAAAGATATCCATGATATGCATACTAAGTTTGGTGTGCGCGAAGCCGTGGAAAAGATGGATAAGGATCAGCTTTTAGAGTTTTTGGCTTTCCGTCTTAGATTCTTAGAAGAAGAGTTGAACGAAACTCGCCGTGCTAGCGGTATACAACAGCGCGACAATGAAGAAATTGTTGACGGTCTTATTGATCTGTGTGTTGTAGCCATTGGTACACTTGATGC